GCAAGGTGTGACCAGAGACACGGACAAGCCCAAGGACCTCCACATGATGCCATGGCGCGTTGCCCTCGCGCTGCAGGCGGACGGCTGGTGGATCCGCAGCGTCATCGTCTGGGCGAAGAAGTCGCCGATGCCCGAGAGCGTGACCGACCGTCCAACGTCGTCGTGGGAGCCGATCTTTCTGCTGGCGAAGGGGGAGAGGTACTACTACGACGCGGAGGCGGTGAGGGAGCAGGGCAACCCCGCCAGTGCCGAGCGATACAAGTACGCATTTTCAGGAGCGAAGGAAGGGCTGGAACGGCCCGACGGAGGCGAGCGAATGTGCCCCGATGGGATGCGAGAGTTTGACGGCAGCCGCAACCTCCGCAACGTCTGGCACCTCGGACCCGAGCCCTACGCCGAGGCCCACTTCGCCACCTTCCCGACCGAGATCCCCCGCCGCGCGATCAAGGCTGGGACCTCGGAGCGGGGATGCTGCCCGGCCTGCGGTGCACCGTGGCGGCGGGTCGTCGCCCGCGAGAAGTTGACCCGCGAGCGGCCGAACCCCGTCACCAAGCGGGACGGTGCCGAGGGGACCGGCAATCACTGCGCGAACACCGTCGCGGGCGTTGCCACCCGCACCACCGGATGGACGCCAGGATGCGGCTGCGGGGCCGGGGACCCCGTTCCTTGCACCGTCCTCGATCCGTTCCTCGGGAGCGGCACCACCGTCGCCGTCGCGCGGCAACTCGGGCGGCACGGCGTCGGCTGCGAGTTGAACCCGGAGTACGCCGAACTCGCCCGCGTCCGCATCGGCAAGGCCGAGCGGCCCACGACGTTCGTGGACCCACGGATCAAGGACGCGCCGCTCTTTCAGGAGGCACCATGACGACGAAAACCGCCACCTCACTTGCCGCACTCAAGGCCAAGTGGGATCGTCGAGAACCTATGACGCAGAAAGAAATGGCGACACTCCTTGGGGTTTCGCGGGCCGTCATCGCTCGCATCGAACATTCCGCGCTCAAGAAACTTCGCGCCGCCATGAACAAATCGCCTCACGACCCACGGACGTTCTGATATACTTGTCGCGTCAATCGGTCCTCCGCCCGGAGAAGCAAAGGACCGATCATGGCTAAGCGACAGCCTTACACGCCCGCGCCCACCATCGTCAACTTTCATTATGCGCCGGAAACGCCCCTGCTTCCGGACGGTCGCCCACTCCCCGACATCTGCACCTCCCACGAGGTCATCCAGTATCTCAGGCTCGACGTATCGGCCAACGCGAGCCAGACCGGACGGCCCAACTCGCTTGAATACATGCGAGAACGGGGCATCCTTGTCGGCATGAAGATCGGGCGACACATCCGCTACACCCGAAAGTCCGTTCTTGAATGCCGCCAACATCTTGAACAGGAGAAGGTATGACTTCTTCGCTCCTCGCTGGTTCCGAACTACAGGAGCAAATCAATCTTGAATCCACGGCGGTCCAGAACGGCGTCGCCCGCTATCACAAACTCCGTCGCGACGCGGTTCGCCGTGGCCGTGGTGCCCAACTCAAACCCGTCGAACGGATGATGGTCGCGTGGATCCCGCACCTCACCGAAGAGATCCGCAAACTCAAACGACAGTACCTCGGCGGAATACACGCCGACGGTATCGCCCACTGGGGTCCGATTCTTGCCCTTGCCGACCCCGAACAGGCCGCGTTCATCGCGATGGACAAGACGCTCGGCCTGTGCCTTCAATGCGAGCAGGAACTCGGCGACGCCGTTTCCTACACCACGGTCGCCACCGCAATCGGCGCGGCGATCGTGGCCCAGATCAATCTCACGCACACCGTCCGCCTCTTTCGCGCGAAGGCCAAGGCGCTCCGCGACGAACTGGCGGCGAAGGGGTTGGACGAGGAAGCGCACAACTCCGAGTTGAAGACGCTCCGAAAGAACGCCCGCCGCGAACGCGCCATGCTCGACAACATCATGGATCGTTCGGACGCCGCGAAGCAAATCAATCGACACGCCCGACGCACAGCACCGCTCGCAATGGACAACGCCGAGGGGAGGGCGAGTCTCGGGGCTCGGATCCTCAGCCTCATCGTCCGCGAGGTCGCGATGTTCCCACGGGAGAACGACACGCAGACCGCCGACGACATCCTGGCGTTCAAGATTGAAACCATCAAGTTCCAAAAGAAGCGGCTCCGTCGCATCGTCAAACTTCGCGACAAAACAAGAGACTTCATCGCCACCGGGCACCAGACCCGTCAACGGCTCCGTCCGGTCTATCTCCCGATGATCGTTCCGCCCTACCGACGCGATCGGAGTGTCCCCGGCGGATACATCACCCTCCACACGCCGTTCGTGACCAAGAGCACGCCCGAACAACAGGATGCGTACAAGGCGGCGGATCTTTCGTTTGAGTACGACGCCCTCGAAGCGATCGGGGCGACACCCTTCCGCATTTTCTCTCCGCTTCTCGACGTGTGCCGAACACTGCGCGAGCAGGGCGGCGGCGTGCTGAGTGTCCCGCCTTCCCACGACGGGGACCGTCCCGCCCGACCCGAACTCGCGGACACGGACCCTGAAATCGAAAAGGCTTGGAAACAAGAGGCGGGCCGGTGGTACGACCAGCGGGTCGCCAACTGCGCCGCCCGTGAAGAGTTCGGACAGGCGATGGCGGTGGCGGATCTATTCGAGCATCGCAAGGTCATGTACTTCCCGCACCATAACGACTTTCGAGGTCGCGTGTATCCAATCCCCAAGCACCTCAACAGTCATGGCCCCGACCTCTACCGAGCCCTTCTCTGTTTCGCGAACCACATCGAGCCTGACACGCACTGGGTTGCCGTTCATGTCGCCAACTGCGCCGGATTCGACAAGGTTGGTTTCGACGATCGGGCGGCGTGGGCTCGCGATTGGTCCGCCGACCACAGTGTTCAACGATGGATCGGGAAGACCTCCACCATTCTCGACCACATGGACGAATGGGGAAACGAGGACGAGATCGACTCCCCGTGGCAGTTTCTCGCGGGCCTGATTGCGATGCATAAACCGGAGTGGGCGGCAAGGCTTCCGGTGCAGTTTGACGGGGCCGCGAACGGGCTCCAGCACTACGCGATGCTCACCCGCGACGAAAGTCTTGCGGAAATCGTGAACCTCACGCCAGCCGACAAACCAGCCGGGATCTACCTCCTCATCGCGGCTCGCGTTCGACAGATCCTCCTGGGCGAAACAAGCCCGCTCGCGGCGATCCTCCTCCCGATGATCGACAAGGACATCGTAAAGCAGCCGACCATGACGACCGTCTACGGCGTCACGTTCTCCGGCGCGCAAGAGCAGATTATGAACACGCTTGGCGACAAGGGTGTGGCCGAGGAACACCGCTACGAAATGGCGTCCTACCTGACCCACATTGTTCTTCGGGCGATTGAAGGTGTGTGCGGAAGGGCCGCGCCCGCGATGGAGTGGCTTCGCGAGTCGGCGAGGGCTATCACCGCCACGGGCGAGCCCTACAGCCTTACCAGCCCGTCCGGGCTCCCGATGATCCAGCCCGACCGCAGGTGGCACGTCAAAAAAATCAGCGTCATGGAAGGGATGATGTCGATTATTCTCCGCGACCGCCCGTGTCCCATCGCAAGAGGAGATCAGATTCGCGGTGCTGCGCCGAACACCATTCACTCCATCGACCAAGCCCACATGAAGCGTGTCGCCGTCCGCTCTTATGCGTCGCGGATCGACAACCGATTCAACCACGACGGATTCTCGTGTCATTCCGGCAACGTCCGCATTTTCAAGCCGATCGTCCACGAGGAGTTCGTGAACCTCCACCGAACCGACTGGTTCGCGACGTTCCATGCCGAGTGGAAAGCGAAACACCCCAAGGCCAAACTTCCCGATCCGCCCGAGCGAGGCTGGTTCGATATCGAACAGGTTCTTGACGCCCCGTATGCGTTTCACTAATGCCGCCGACTACGCGCTACTTGTATATGCATCTACATGCTTTGAAGAGGAAACCCCATGACGACACCGTTCGTTCGGGTTCTTTTTGTGTCTACCCCCTTGATTTTCCCCAGATGGTCATGGTGGGTTCGCGTATTCGGCGATTCGCCATTCGTCCACGTTGCCGCGACTTCTTGCGTCCAGGACGGACAGGACACGACCGAGGTCGTCATGAACGCCACGCACTCCAAGGGCGTGTTGTTCTGGCCCTACGACGTTTGGGTCCGTCACCCCGCGACGTTCGGGTTTGTTTGGTCGATCAAGGTCCCCGCCCGGAGATGGCCCGACCTCAATCGCTACATCGACCCGACCCCCAAGCGTCTCTGGCGGTACGCCCTCCGTTGGGCCGACCCCGAGATGTATCCCTTTGAGGACTGCACAACCAAGGTCTGTCGGATGCTGGCCGAGGCGGGTGTCTATGTCCCCGAACGAGTCGTCACCCCCGGCGACCTGTTCGATTTTCTTCGGGGTGAGGGTCACGAACTGTGCAGCATGGACTCAAACACATACCAGACCAAGTGCTGCAAGCCGTGATCCCTCACCTCGAAGCGTCGATCCCGCCGCTTCGACTTGACGCGCCCGTTGAACCTTCGGACGTGAGCCGACTTTCGTTTGAGGCCGGACGGCGGGCGATGATTCAGATGCTCAAAGACGAGGCCAAGAGCCGAGAGAGCAGAAAGGACGCTTCCCGTGGCTGATCTTCTCGGAATCGGCCCCAAGAGCCCCGACCTTCCGCTCGCGCCACCGCTTCCCCCGCCACCGGACGCCGACACCTCAGCCGTCGCCCGATCCGTCAACGCCGCCGAGCGTCGCCGGGTTGGTCGCAACCAACTCATCATCGACCCCGCGCTCCCGCCCATGACGGACCCAACCAGGAACACCGATCTTTCGCTATGACATCACGCGGTCGGCTCGCTTCGCTTTTCTCCTCCGAGGACGGCGACCGCACCGACACGCTCGAAATCGCCCGCCAGTGCTCGCGGCTCACGGTCCCGTGGCACCTTCCCGATCTGGGACGAACCGAGGGCGACCGACTCTTCCGCCAGAACCAGTCGCTCGGCAAGAAGGGCGTGAGCAACCTCCAGGGGAAACTCCTTCTCGCGCTTTACCCGCCGGACCAGCCGTTCTTTGAAATCACGCTCGATCCGGAGTTTCAGTACGACCCGGAAATCCCGGACGAGTTCAAGCAGGCCATCGCCCAAAGCCTCTGGCTCCAACAACTCCAGACGGCGGCGACCCTCGAATCCGCCGAGATCGTGAGCAACGGCAAACGCGGCGTCGGCTTCCGAGTCGCCCAGCATCATTCGATCGGCCAGATGATTACGACCGGCGACACGCTGGAAGAAATCACCGACGACTACACGTTCAAGGTTCACCGCCGCGACCGCTACGTCACCCGACGCGACGACACCGGCTGCATCCTCTACCACCTGACCAAAGAATCGGTTGACCCCCTTTCACTTACCGAGGAAGATTGGTTCAAGGCCCAACTCGACATCGCCGAACTCCGCAAGGTCCCCGCCCGGAACCGGATGACCGACATTCTCACGCACCACGAGTGGCAACCCCGCTCGCAACTGTGGGTTATCGAACAAGAGGTCAACGGCTACGTCATCCGCACAAGCGAAGAGCCGGAATCACGCGTCTTTTCGACGCCCTTTGAACTGATTACCGGCGAGAACTACGGGCACGGGTTCGTCGAAGGCGTGCTTGGCGACCTGCAAACGCTCGACACGATGAAGGCCAAACTTCGCGAGGCCATCGGCAACATGGCCCGCATGGTTCCGGTTCTCGACACCGGCTCCCCGATGCAGGAAGAGGATCTTCTCAGGCCCAGCGGCGAACCGATCCGAGGTCGCGTCAACCAGGGCCAAGTGCAGGACGCCGCGTTTCTCCAGAGCCAGAAACACGCCGATATCGCCGCAGTCGCCCAGTACGTCGCCGCCTTGGAAATGAACCTTTCCAAAGCGTTCCTTCTCGAATCGGCGATCCAGCCCCAGAAAGAGCGCGTCACCGCCGCCCAGGTTGGTCGCATCGCCGAAGAAGTTGACGGCGCGACCGGCGGGCTTTACATCCCGATTTCCGAGGCCAAGCACCTCCCGCTTCTCCGCCGTGTGAGGTGGCAGATGAAGCGGGACAAACTTCTCCCCGCCATGCCCGATCGGGCCGAGAAGATGGTGCGGTTCCGCGTGCTAACGGGGCTTTCGGCCCTCGCGCAACAGGCCAAGATGGGGCGGATGCTCACCTTCGCCCAAACCGTCGCCGCGTTTGGACCGGACGCGATGAGACGCATCGACACCGGAGTTCTCGCCAAGGTGCTTCAACGGGCGTCCAACTTCTACGAGCCCGGTCTTGTCAAGAGCGACGAGCAGATGGAACAAGAACAGCAACAAGCGATCGCTGCGCAGGCCCGCATCGCGGCCAACGAGCAAATCGCCAAGACCGCTGGCAAGGTCGTCGAAACGGCAGCCGCCGGTGCAGGAGTCTGAATCCCATGACCGCCACCGTTCCCGAAACGCCCACCGCACCCGACACAACCAATCAGCCCGATCCGGGCGCTGGCAAGTTCGCCGGAAAGTACACGGACGACGCGGCGGCGTTCAAGGGCGTGAACGAAATCCGGAAGTCCGTCGGGCTCGATGAACTCGGGACCGACAAGCCCCTCTACGGCGACAACGGCCACTTCAAGGACCGGGCAACCGCCGAAGGCCAGTATCGCGAGTACGAAAAGATCTATCACGCGACCAAGAGGCCCGCGAAAGCGAACGTGCCCGCAGAACTGGGGATCAAGAACGATCCGGTCGATGAGCAGGACGAACTCCCCGACGTGGTGCTTCAACGTGCCGGGATTACGCGAGAAGACGCGGCGAGGGCGATCCAGTCGGGGGCTCTCACCACGGAGCAAATCGCGAAGATCAGGCAGACAACGCCCGGCTACAAGAACCTTTCGGACGCCAAGATCAATCTCATCGCCAAGGGCCATTACGCCGACATCCAGGCGTCGGAGGTTCGCAGGGCCGACGAGTTCAAGAAGGTGTCCGACTTGTTGGGCGGCGAGGACAAACACAACGCACTCCGCGAGTGGGCAAAGGCGAACGTGCCGCAAGACATTCGCGATGAGTGGTCGGCGACGGTGGCAAAGAATCCGGGCATGTACGGCGACATGATGCGGGCGATGGCGTCCCGTCACGCCGAAGCGATCCGCGCCAGCAAGACGAACGAACTGGTGAACGGAACTAACAACGCAAGACCGGCGTCGATGCCGAACAACCGGACGGAGTTCCTCGCCCTGATGCAGCGGTTCGAGCGTGGCGACGTTGACGCCGCCAGAGTCATTTCTCGCATGACGCCGGAACAGATGGACGCATTCAACTGAATCATCGAAGGACCACCAAGGAGTTTGACGTTCAATGAAACACAACCCCGAAATCGCAAAGCGAATCACGGAACTCGACTGTGAGTTCCGCTTCGTGCAGGTCGCCGAGACGTACACATCGCACGAGTCCGGCGGCGAGATCGTCGTTGACAGCGGCCCCAAGCACAAGAAGCCGGGCACCTATTGCCACTTGCTCGACAAGCCCACGGGCGAGTACTACGTCGAAGGGTATGCGTCCGGCTTTGATGAAACGGGCGCGCTCGAAGACGCTCTCGCAAAAGCAGTCACCGCGCCCAAGCCCCTGACTCCCGCTCAGAAACTCCACCGGCAGCACGTTGACAACGTGGTCAGCGAGAAAGACGCCAAAATCGCCGACCTCGAAAGACAACTGTTGGAGTTCAAGTCTTCCGAGGTTTTGAAGCCCAAGAAATAAATCGTCCTGTCACGCCCGAGAAATCGTTCGTGACAACTTTCGGTTGACGCTCTTTCGATCCTTCGGGATTTACGAAAGAGGGTCCGCCCGCGCACAACTCCCCGACGAACCCCTCCACCGAGGGCACCTCCAAGGACACGAGAAGGCCAAAACCGTGGCCGAAAAGCCGTCGCTCCTTTCAGTCCTTTATTGAGGTAAAAACCATGTCAGTCACTCCTCTCAAATATCTCGCGAACGCGGCGGGGACCGATGAAACGTCCCTCGCGCTCAAGCAGTACTCCGGAAGTTTCGTGAAGGCCCCGCGATCGGGCATCTTTCTTTACGACAAGGGCGACTACATCTTCAAGAAGTCGCCCGCCAGCGGCAAGTCGTGGCAGTTCCTTATGGGCGGCGACGTTCCCGACCCGGACAACTACACCCCCGGCACCGACCTGCTCGGTCAGGTGTGGGGGCTCGAAGAAAACACCATCGAAACCGATCAGTACATGGTGTGTCACAAGTGGATCGGCAAAGACCAGATGCAGCACTCGCACGTTGACGTGCTTTCGTTCCTGGGAACGGCCCACAAGAGCCGCATCGAACGGACCATCGACCGCCGCGTTTTCATCAAAGCCGCCCAAGGTGCTCGCCAAACAACCGCCGTCACCAAGAACGGCGTGAACATCCACAACGGCGGTAATCGCGTGACGCGAACCGGCGGCAGCGTGGTTGCCGCTTACCCGGACAGCGCGACCGGGGCGTCCAACTTCCGCGCCGACCTCCGTTCGCTCGGGCTCGCGATGGACATCGACAACATCGCCCCCGAAACCAGGAACCGCAAGATTTTCTTCACGCCCGAGATGCGGTACAAACTCGCTTTCGACAACACCGCGCAGGTGTTCAGCCGCGACTACAACAACCGCAACGACGTTCAGAATCTTCGGATCGAAGAGGTCGAGCGGTTTGAAATCGCGGGGCACCCCAACTTCACGAGCAACAACGGCCCGATCCCCAACGAGAACATCAACACCGGCCCCTCCACCTACTACGGCAACTTCACGGCGCAGGCGGCGGACGGCATCCCCGTCGCGATCGCGATCGCTCGCGGCATGGAAGGCGAGTACGGCGTCGGCATGGTCGAGTTCGAGGGTCTGCACCACACGGTGAAATACTTCGAGGAACGGCTGTCGTGGCTTGTGATGACGTACATCCGTACCGGCATCCGCGTCATGCACCCCTGGTGCCTCGGCTCCGTCGAAGTCATCACCTGATCCGCATCACCACACACAGAAAGGAAGGTCTTTTATGGCCATTGTTCCAACCCCGTCCATCCGAATCGACCGTCCTTCCGCGAACAACACCGTCGGCACCGTCGTCGCCCTCGCCGGGCTTACGGTGGAGGAGGCCGGTTTCGGCGCGATGCGTCAAACGACGCTCACGTTTAGCAACGTGTCTCTCACGCTGACCGACGCTCTCGCGTACCTCGGCACTAAGATTTACGACTTTCCCGAGGGCCGCATCCATGTCTTCGACTGCACGGCGTCACTGACGTTCACGACCGCGAGCGCCATCGCCACTACCCTCAACTCCGGCGTGACCGTGCAGTGGGGTATCGGCTCGGCAACCGCGTCCGCGACGACCCTGGCGACGACCATGCAGAACTTCATGCCCGGTTCCGGCGAAACTCCCAAGACGTTCACGTCGTCCACGACGATCAACGTCGCACCGGCAACGGCGACGGGCATTCTCGCGGCGGTTTCGGCGGCGCAACTCGCGGCCAAGATCGACGGAACCTCAACTGCGGCTGACGTATTCCTCAACCTTGCCGTTGGCACCGGCACGGACATCGACGGCGACGCCACCATCCTCGTCAACGGCACGATCTTGCTGACGTGGGTGAACGGCGGCGACATCTAAATCGTCTTGCTCCCCTCCTCCGAGCCGTCGTGACGTAACAGTCGCGGCGGCTTTTTCATTTTTGGAGCCAACCATGCCCCGCATCACCAAACTTGTCGCGTGCATTGTCGCGATGCTGATTCTCTTGTCCTTCGTGTTCGTGCTTGGATTCAGACCCGCCGTAGACCTCAAAAGCGACGGCTACTTCAAGGCGTTCGCTTCCAACCAGACGACCACCGCGTTTTCACTCACCGAGGGTCGCACCACGACCAGACCCACCGGGATGGTTCAACTCCGGTATGGCGACGGTCAGAACCCGCGATACGTCACGGCCATGTTCTGCGGCACGGGGTCGGCGACGCAAACGTTCGACTACAAAGTGTGGCTTGTCAGCACGACCGCCGGTGCGGGCGGCACCATCGAAGATTACTGTCTTCACCTTCTCAGTTCGGGCACGGCAACGCTCGGGACTTCGGTCGGCGTCGGTACACTCGGATTCCGATCGACCGACCTCATCGCGGACACGCTGACCACGGTAACTTCGGCGTTCGGCGCGGCGGCGGTGGCTTCGTTCGGGGGCGTGGAACCAAGGGTGTATTCGCCCGGCTCCAACGGACATGCGGTGTTGTTCATCCCCGAAACGTGCAACGCTTTCGGGATGATCTTTGAGTTCGACATGACCGGGGCTTCGTCGGCCAACGTGATTTATCAGATCGGCGTCTAAGGCAACCCGCAAGCACTCGGAGATTTCCATGATTCGAGCATTGTTTTCCGCACTGTTGTTGGTGGTGTTCGGATCGTGCGCGTCGCCTGCGGCGGCGCAGACGTGGTACGTGCATTCCGGGTACACGGGCGGGTCGCGCGATGGAACCGCGTCCAAACCCTACAACACCATCCGCGAATGGCACACCGCCGTCAACGGGGGCGGGTTCTCGACCAGCGGTATCGGCGTAAACAGCACGCTGATCGTGGCGTCCTCAGAAACCTCGCATTTCCGCGACGGGCCATTGACCCTCAACTTTGAGGGCAACGATTCGCGCAACCTCACCGTGCGGGCGTGGGAAACCGCTGACGGCGTGACCGATCAGGCGGGCCTTCGCCAGCACCGACCGATCCTCCGGGGCGACGTGCTGCTGACCTCGCTCACGCTGGATGGTGGAACAGGGTATTACTTCTCCGAGGTCCTTCCGGCGGACGTAACCAGCGTTCGGATGATGCTGTACCGATGGGACGACGCTGCCCGGTACACTAACGAGGGCTTCCCGACCGGCGCGTTCGCGTGTACGGACCAGGCGGGGAACCCCGGCGCGGGCACCGTCGCCGCGAACAACGCGGTCTATGTGACCTCGACGCGGAGAATCTGGATCAACACCAGCGGGCTCTCGACCACCGCCGCCGACTACGCCTATTGCGCCTCCGCGTACAGCACCGCCGAGAAAACCAACGCCGGATTGTGCTTTCAGAACGCCCGCCGTTGCCACATCGACGGCCTCGAAGCCTGGAACTTCTACGAGCCTACCGGCGGCTGGTACGGATTCAGCATGGAGAACGCCACGAACTCCTCCATCCGCCGCTGCCGCACGGTCAACACTACGCACCACGGCGTCGGGTTCACGGGCACTTCCTCGCCCGGAAACGCCAACTGCGTCATCGAAGCGTGCGAGGTCTTCGGGTTGTCAAAAAGCGGCGGCTCGGGGATCTTTATCGGCAACTCACAAGGCGTCGATAACGTCGAGGTCCGCGACTGCACCGTACACCTCTTTCCCACGCTCGGACCCGCAGGATCGGCATGGGTTTCGATCAACCTCGGCGCAGCACTGACCGGGAGTGCAACCGCCGCCTCGCACACCCGCATCGTCTTCTCGGATTG